GGGAACGCCGAGACGCCGTGATATCTCTCCCACCAGGAATAGTCGGTCGCGTAGAGAACCTCGGCCCACGGCGCGAGGCGCCAGGAGCTATTTACGGTGAGGAACCGCGCTGCGCCGCGGCCGCGCTGGAGCGGGGTCTTCCCCGCCGACGGACCGGAGGCGACGATGACGCAGGTGTCGCCTCGCCAGTTGGGCCACCAGGCAGGGGCGCCGGGGTAGGGCCCGGGTCGGCTGCCGTGCCGCCCTCCTGCTGAGCAGCGACACCGAGCCGCTGAACGAGCCTGTTCCTTTCGAGGTCGGCAGCGCGGTACGCGCTCACCTCGATCTCATCGCCGGCCTGCACGACCGTGCGGCCGTTGCGGAATTCCCGGAGCACCCGAACTTTCAAGATCGCCCCTCCCCTTGCGAAACTGGCGGGACCGAAGCCCCGCCAGCAACGAACGCCTCGGTTGGTGCGGAGACGTTAGGTTACGAGCCCGAAGTCGCCGTAGATGAACGCTTCCGGCCGATAGACGCAGAGCGCGAGGCGCTCCTCGCCGCGCAGCGTGACGAGGTTGCGGACGAAGTTGTCCTGGTCCTCGGTGCTGATCTCAACGTTGGCGTCTTCGCGGTCGAAGATCTGCGCGCCCAACATGAAGGCACCCACCAGGAACTTGTCGACCGACATCGCCGGCGTCGAAACGACCGGCCGACCCCACATGCGCGGCGTGGCATTGCCTTGCACGTCGGCGAAGATGTACCGGCCCTGCGTGTCCTTGGTGAGCTCGATCCGCGCCCAATCGGTCGGGTTCAAGACCTGGCCGGTCGACGGGAACAGCGCCAATTCGGACTGCAGGTGCGCCAGCCGCAAGGTGTCGATCACGGTCGGCTGCGCAGGCACGAACGCGCCGGCATAGGCAGTCGCCTGCGGGATGATCCCGAACAGGTGAACGCCGGTGCCGTCGCCGAGAAGGAGCTCGGTATCCTCGTCATAGGCCACGCCATAACGAAGCCGGCCATCGATGTGCGACTGAAGCGCGGGCGCATCATCGAGGATCTGCTTCGCGGCACGCATGACGTGAGCGATGGTCGCGACCGGCACGGTCTTGAGCTCGAAGGTGATGTCCGACTCCGGCTTGACCGCGCCTTCCGAGACGACAGCGGCGCGGTTGGTGAAGCCGGTCTCCCGGACATACTGCACCGCGTTGCTGCTAGTGCGGCCCGGCGTGATCAGATCACGCACGGTCAGCCGCCGTTGCGGCAGCGCGATGAAGCCGCCCTGACGATCGGGCGGAACGAGGACGTCGCGGGTGGCGCCGATGTTGCCGGTGGTAATCGTGGCGAGGTCCATGCGGACGCGGCCCCTGCTCGGCCGCTCGGTCATGAACTTCTTCACGTCATCGTTGGCGATGAACATCTGGCCCGGCGTCATGTGCTGTGCCGACGGATCGTTGCCGCCGCTGCGGCGCACCAGCTTTTGCTCGGCCTCATCGAGCCGGGCACGCAGGTTGCCTTGTTCGCTCAGCGCCTTGTCGACATCATCCTTGAGGCTCTGCGTGATTTCCTGGCCGGCCTTGATCTTGCCGCCGAGGTCCTCTGCAAAGACCTTGACATGCTCGCCGACCTTGTTGAGATCGGATTTCAGGTCCTCGATATCCTTGGCCGTGAGCGGCGCATCGTCATCGAGATAGCAAATCGTCGGCGGGTGATAGTTCCCGTCGGCGTCGATCCTGGAGCCCCACAGGGCACCGGATAGCAACAGATCGCGCATGGGTCGATTCCTCATCTGAGAATAGACGAAATGTCAGCGACCCGCTCCCGCAACGGCTGGAGATCGGAACGCTTGACGCTCGGTTCCGTCGGTTTCCCAGGATCCCCCTGAGCGGTCCCTTTGAGGCAGAGCCTGACGGCTCGCTCGGCCTCCGAGTTGGTCAGGCCTACAAGACCCTTGAGGCCATGCTCCCACTCGCGGGCTGTCGGCTGGTCCCCAGCCTTCAGTTTCGCTGATAGCACATTCGCCGCCTCGCTGCGAGCCATCGCAGCTTCGCGGTTCGCCCTGGCTACCGGATTGAAAACGCCGCTGCCGAACCGCTCGAGGGTCGCGTCGAGCGTGTCGATGCGGTCGGCCATGCCGCGCGAGACGAGCTCCTCGGCGCCGAAGACGCGGCCCTTGCCGAAGCGATCACGAACGGCAGTAAGCGTGGTGCCGCGGCCGGCAGCAATGCTGCGGACCATGCGGTCGAAGGCCTCGTTGACCCTCGCCTTCGCATGGTCGAGGCCATCGGGACTGAGCGGCTCGATCCCCGAGTCCTCCACCTTGAACGGCGAGGCGTCGTTCCGGATGATCGTCGGCTTGACGCCATCGTTTTCGAGCGCCTTGGTGACGTCTTTGTGGATGCGATAGACGCCGATCGAGCCGCCTTCACCGCCGGGCGTTACCACGATTTCATCGGCAGCGGCGGCGAGCCAATAGGCGCCGCTCGCGGCCAAGCTGTTCACCTGCGCAACGATCGGCTTCGTGCCGCGCGAATCCATGATCTCCTGCGCGAGCTCCCCGGTGCCCGCGACGGTGCCGCCCGGGCTGTGAATATCGAAAACGATCGCCGAGACGGTGCCGTCGGCCAGCGCAGAGCGGAACGCCGCGCCCAGCATCTGGGTCGAGGTTCCGCCGCTGAATTCCATGGCGAGGTTCGCGCGCTGCGCGATGGTCCCGTAGATCGGCAAGAGCGCGATCTTGCCATCGGACCGCCGGGCGGCCTCTTCCTGCGCCTTGGTGATGCGCGCCTGGTCTTCAGCGCGCGCGGCGGCATATCCCTCGAGCTCGGCGGCCGACGCTCGCGAACCGGAAGCGGTTCTGACGATCAGCGCGACGACCTGTTCGAGCTTGGTCTCATCGAGGGCCCAGAGCTCGCCCGCGAAGGTGATTACCACATGCGGAAAATGGATCATTTCACGACCTCCAATCGCCGCTGCGGCGGTGGGTTCAGATCGGCGCCATCCTGGCTGTTGGTCTGATCGGGAGCCTGCGCCTTGATCGGGATGCCGGTTTCATCGAGCGGCGCCATGGTCTGATTGACGTAATAGCGATCGCCACCCGGGCTGTGCGGCAGGTTTTCCTTGTCCTGGATCCAATGCGGGTTGACCGCACCGACCTGAAAGAGCTTCCAGTAGAGCTCCGCGCGCGCCGCGCTATCGCCGCGCAGCAGGCCCTCGACGCCGAACTCGGGATAGAAGGTGCGGCGGTCCGCCGGCGTCTGCAATTGCTTGGCGATCGCCCGCTCGACGCGGACCAGGCGCGGCCGCACCTGCAGCACCACCCAGCCCAGCAGGATTTGCTCGATGCCGGTCCCCCACATGGTTTGGCCCTGCGAGGCATGGCTCAGCAGGATCGGAGGCACGCCGAACAACCGGCAGACGTCCTCGACGTTGAAGCGGCGCGAGTCGAGCAGCTGCGCGGCCTCGGGCGTGATCGTCATCTGGCGATAATCGAACTCGCCTTCGAGGATGCCGATCTTGCCGGCGTTCCCCGCGCCGACCATCGGATTGATCAGGTTCTGGCGGGCGAGCTCGCGCTGATTGTCTTCGAGCGTGCCGCCCTTGTAGACGAGCCAACCAGACGGCCGCATGCCATTGGCGAAGTGCGCGGCGCCGGCGCGCTCGGTCGCTCTGGTCGTGCCGAGCGTCTGCCGCCCGAGCTCGACGGTCGACAGCCCCATATCCGCCCCGAAAGTCATCCCGCGCAGGTGGAACATACGTTCCTCCGGGATGACGCGCTCCTCCTTGCCGGGGTACCGATACACGAACTCGCGCGCGCCATCGCTTCGCCGGCGCGGAGAGGTGTATTTCGCATTCAGCAGGTCGAGCGCGACCAGGCGGCCTTTGTCGCCGTTGTCGAGTATCTTCTCGGCATAGGCGTTGCCCATCGAGACCCACCAGGCGATGAAGCTCTCCCACCACTCGGCGGCATCCTGGTCGGCGTTCGGGGCGTCATGCAGCAGCGAATAGAGCGGATGATCGTCCCGCTCCTTGCGCTGACCATCGGCCTGTTTTTCGAACATGCCGAACGGCAACGTGGAAATTGTCTGGGCATATAATTTAACGCACCCGGCAAAGGCCCCGACCTCCATAGCGTGGTCGAGCGAGACCGTTTCGCCAGACCAAGTCTCGGTCCCGAAAAATGCGGCCCAGAATTTGCCGTCCTTTATTCCTATTTTTTGGCCTAGCCAGGACAAAATACTCATCTAGGCGACCACCGCATTTCGAAGAAATCCGCTAATATCAGATTTCTTAGGTGTTTGCATCGTTGCAGCGCCAATTGCCATGACCAACGCTACCAGAGCGTCAATCCTTCCGGTCGCGCGTCGTTTCGAGAGCCAGCGGTTTCCGATCGGATCCTGCTCGAAGACCGCCGCCATGCATGCCGAAATCAGCACCGGATTTCCGAATAGCCGAATGCGCTCTTCGAGGATCATGGACTCGAGCTCCAGCACGGAACCGGGCATCCACAAGCCCTGCGGCAGTTCTTGGTGCTGCCGCTTGGCGGTCTGGGCGAGCTCGATCGGGATGGCGCCGCGCTTCTTGCCGCCCTGCGGATGCTCGATCAGCGGCGCGGTGAAATTGAATGTTTCGAGCTCCTCCTCGAACCGACGGAACGCATAACGGTCATACGCAACGAGCCGAACCTTGAACCGCGTCGCGGCGTCGGCGAGGAACGCCGCCGGGTAATCGAGGCGAATCTGCATCCCGGCAGGAGCGTTGAGCCAGCCCATTTTCGCCCACAGGTCATAGGGCGCGCTGTCGCGGACGGAGCGGTCAGCCAGGCTATCGGCCGGCGACCACGCCTCGATCCAGGCGTCGAAGGTCGGCGCCAGCACCATCGAGGTGCTCCCATCAGGCTCCTTCCGCTCGACCTGCACGGAGCCGGTCTTCACGGCAAAGGCCTCGGCGGTTAGATCCTGCGATGCGGACAGGTCGACGCCGACGCTGACCTCCTTGCCCTCATGCTTTGAGATTTCCGCTCGCATGGCAGCAGGTGTCTCGAACGGCAGGATGCACTTTTCGAGCGTGCCCCGCGGCATCCACGCGCGCTCGGCGTCGGTCCAGACGCAAAAATGCAGCCGCAGGATATTGTTCAGCTTGCCCGGGATCGCGATCGCCTGGCCGACGACCTCCGACAGGTATTCCCTGGTCAGGATTTTCCCCTTTTTCGGATCGCCGAGCAGCGGGTTGGCCTTCACCCAGCAGCGCGGATCGCGCAGCGGGTCCTCGCCATCGTCGAGCGCGCAAACGTAGGAGAAGCTGCTGTCGGTGCGGGCCGGATCCATTTCGCCGGCAGCGGCCTTGATCGCGAATTGGTGTTCCTGCCAGCACACCGAATTTCGATCGGAGCCAGAGTTCGTGATCATGACGAGCAACGGCTGCTGTCGCCATTTGAAGCCGCGCTCGAGCATTTCGATCACGGTGCCGTCGCGGTGCTCATGGATTTCATCGCAGAGCGCGCAGCTGGGGCGCGGGCCCGACTGCCCGCCGGATACACCGCCCTCTTGGGTGCGCTGCGCCGAGGCAATCGGCCGGAAAAACGATCCGGTGCGCAGATCCGAAAGGTTGTAGATCGGGTTGACGCCCGACGCGGTGAGCCGCTCCTGCAGCCCAGGCGACTGCTGGTACATGGCAGTCGCGTCCCGGAACATGATGAAGGCCTGGTCTTTTTTCGACGCTGCTGCGTAGACCTCCGCGCGCTTCTCACCATCGGCGATCAGGCAATAAAGACCGATGCCAGCGGCCAGCGGCGACTTGCCGTTGCCCTTGCCCTCCTCGATGAATGCGCGGCGGAAGCGCCTGGTACCATCGGCGCGTTTCCAGCCGAAGATCGATCCAATGATGAATTCCTGCGACGTGTCGAGGACGAAGGGCCGGCCCTCGAATTGGCCGCCGGCGAGACGGAGAACGGCAGGGAAGAAATTGATCGCGTCGAGGGCGGCCTCAAGATCCCAATAGAGCCCGCGCTCGCGGCCGTGCTGCAGGTCGTCGAGGTGGCGGCGGCAGATGCCATGCAGAAGGTCGAGGGTTCGAGTCCCTTCATCCGCTTCCGCGAAAGGCCTGCTCACGCAGGCCTTTCGCGTTGAGCATCGCACGCGATCGCTTCCACGCCCCTTGCGGCCTGC